CAGATGTACAACTTGAAGGCGTAGGCACTATAAAGTCGGATGTAAGAAATGCATATGAAGCTATTAAGAATGAAAAAGATCGTCTTTATAGGGAAGTAGAAGGCGGTGCAGTAGACTCTGAAGGTCTAGTAGAAACTTTAGAGTCATTAGATCCCTCTTATTTTGATCCCGCCAGACTTGGATTACCTCCAAAATCAATGTTTGGTAATTTTATGAACAAGTTTAAATCTACTAAAGCACAAGTGGATAATTTACTAAAAGAGGCAGACAGCATATCCGCAAAACTGGCTAACCCTAAGAGTAAAAATAAAGAAGCTCTACAGAATAGGTTAGATGAAATTGATTCAATTGTAGGCGGTGATCCAGACGCAGCCGTTAAAAAGCTTATGGCTGACTTTATTGAAGGAGAAGGTTTAACCTTTGGAGATTTATACACTGATATAAGACCTGCAATCTCTCGCGCTGCAAGTGACTTGTTCTCTGCTAGTACTCCAGAGTCAAAAGCCGCTGGTCGGGTAATGAGAGAGTTTATTAGCTATATAGATAATGATGCATTAGATTTTGCGGCTCAAAGTGATGCTGGATTAAAAGAAGCGGCTGATGCAGCTAAATCATTTTATCAAAATAACTATGCAGACTTCTTTGGTGGAGACAGTGTTCTAGCGCGATATGCTAATCTTTATGACTCAACAATAGGAAGAACTCCTGGTACAAACCTAACCGCAAAGGCTACTGGTAAAGAGTTTGGTGTAAGAGAGTACAATGAAAAATTAAATACCCTAGTTAATGGCGAAGTTCTTGGTTCTGGTAATGAAGATATATTCCAGAATGTAGCTGACTTATTGGGTAAAAACCTGAACGGAGAACAGCTAGGAAATCCAGATCTTTTGTTTGATTACATGATGTTTGATGTTATTCAGAATTTTCATTCAAAAGTAAGAACTGGTGGTATGAAAGCGGTTGATGTTGAGGCAATGCTGAATCAACTTAATAAACATGCAACCGTTGTATCAAAAGTATTTCCGGAAAAGACTGCGTCTATTAGAAAGTTTATTGATGAGCTTGAAGCGGTAAAAGGATCTTCTACAGATTTGGAAACCAAACTAGCTACGGCTAGTGAGAATGCTACAGTAGCAAAGTCAAAACTATATGACTCTATATTAAGTAAATTTTGGGATAATAAAGGTACTCCTAAAGCTTCGGAGATTGCGGCTGGTAGTGAGATAAGGCCAACATCTAATCCTTATGAAAACTTTGCTACTATCTTTAGAGATCCACAAGCCGTTAACCGTCTAGATGATCTCATGGCTGAGATAGATGCTTTACCTAAAGGTAACTACGCTAAGTCGGAAGGCGAGATAGTTATGGATGGTTTGAAGCTATCTTTTAATAAGTTCATTGATGATAAAATATTTACCGCTGCAAGAAACTTAACAGGTGGAAAAGAACTTAGTGTAGCACAAGCTGATAAAATTCTAGAGGATGTCCGAACACCTCAAGTTATGGCTCTCGCAAGAAAAATATATAAAGATTCTCCTGAGTGGGTAGAAGCTTTAGAAAATACTTTAGACTTCGCTAGAGATGCGGCTATCAATAAACGAGCTACTCCTAATCCTTCCCAATCAGCAACCAACTTTAACGCTAATGCTCAGACCGCAACTAATAGATTAATATATACTTTTATTGGCCCATTGAGCCGCACTGGTACAAAGTTAAAAGCTTTGGGATCAGGAGTAATTAACAAGTATGACACTAATCAACTTGCCGCTGAAGTTACTGCACAGTTATATGCTGATCCAGATTACTTCCTTGAGTTAGCACGACGCTTTAATAGTAACCCTAAAGATCCTTTGCTTGAGCAATTAATGGTCAGATATCTATTTGGAGGTATTATTAAAACTGATTTAGATGATGATTCCGAAAACAGGTCAGATGCCATTAAAGATGTGGGATCTGGTATAGCTAGTAAAGTTACACCCGATTTTATAGAAAGTGGTTTTACTAGTGTAAGTGATGCAGTTCCTGTTATTACAGATGCACTTGGAATCCCTACCACAGAATAAAGAAAACCTCTGACTGTAACTATAGGAAATAACACAATCAGAGGTTTTACCAACTAGAACGGTGACTAATCGTTCAAGTAATAATATAAAATAATATAGCCTCTAGGTCAAGTGACTTAGAGGTTTTTTTGTTAAAAATAAGGGTTTATACTCCACATGAACCACCTGTTCCACTTATATCACAGATGTCGTGTGTCTCCACATGTTCATCAAATTCCTCACCTAGTTTTTCCACTGCTTCTTGGTAAGGAACAGATGTAAGTGGCTGACCACCTCTTGCCCCATCTGGATAGCAAGTAAATCCACGCAGTCGAGGAGCATACTTAGCCAACGTATGAGCAAACTCTTCTACAGTATTCTCATTGTTCAGCTTAGACCCCCAAGAAGGAAGATTTATAGTAGAAGATATCGACATATCTACATAATCCTGTACGTCTGCCTGAAAAGCCATCCTACGCTCATAATCGGCTGCTAGATCTAAGGCACTCTCTACCGTATCTGGCTTTGCTCCATAGCGATCTATTAGCTCTTGTGCCGCTGAGTCTACTACATACTGGTAAACCCATCTAGAATTACCCTTTAGGTAGCGCCTCTTGTAGGCTACAGCGAATATAGGTTCTACTCCAGTACTAGTACCAGCAAGAATACCAATACTCCCTGTAGGGGCTATAGCGCGGTTCGCTACAGGAGTACTGACATCTAGGTTATCCGCTGTTTCTTTGGAAACCTTGTCGGATACTCCTTTATAGACAGATAGCCAAGCATGTAGTTCTGGAGTCACCTCATACTTAGAGCCTCTCTGAATAAGCCACTCATGCATACCCATCAAACCTAGACCAAGCCTTCGGTTCTTTTCTCTAGTTTCATACACCTTATCATATGGCAACTTAGCTTTTAGCGTACCACAAATAAGAAACTTAGTACCTAGCTCTACAACCTCCGACATTTCATGGATGTCTTCTATTCTACCCATGTTAATTGAGCCAAGGTTACAGACGTCGCTGTCTGTCGAACTGGTCACCTCAGTGCAAGCGTTTCTTAAAGTTTCATCTTCTTTATCGAAGAAGTTAAATGAAAATCCAGGTTCTGCAGTACGCATTGCCTGTTCTACATTCTTGAGGAATACAGAACCAATCTCACCAGTTTTATAATAATTAAGCAGCCACTCAGTATCATAATTTACTGAGATATTGGTCATGTCTAGGGGCGCTGGAAAGTTAAAGTCTTCCTGTTTTATATCCCAAAGAGTTTTACCAGTAGAGCCAACAGGCATACTGGCCCAATCTTTGGCTGCTAAAAACTCGTTAATGTCTCCATGCTTCCAATTTAATGAAGCGTAGATAGCAGACCTTCGGCTACCACCTTGCATAACTCTACGACCTATCTCATTGATCATATTCATCTTTGGAATAGGTCCACTAGCCTGACCGCCTGTTTTATTAATAGGAGATCCAGAAGGACGGTAAATAGAGTAGTCCACTCCTATTCCCCCACCTGTCATCAAACAAGACTCAGACTTCCAAGATAGGTCTGCCCAATCCTCTCTACTGTCTTCTTCGGCTTTTAGAAGATAACAGTTATTAAAGAATTTGTTGGGTCTGCCAGCATAATAGAGGTATCGACCCCCAGGTATAAATTTCATGTCTGTGATGTATGTAGTAAGCTGATCGATCTCTTCTTGAGTTAGAAGATCACCGCATACATCGTCTACTAATGTCTTTGCTAAATCAGACCAAGTCTCAGCGCCTTCATGTCTGTATTTATGATTAAAAATGTCCTCAGAGAATTTACTTCGGAACATAGGATTTAAGTTGGATTTAAAATTAGTCATGGTTACTCCACTAAGTCTTTTAAGTTGGGTTTTTTATAATTTGGGCCTTTAATAACTTTGCCCTTGGCATTTTTTATTGGCTTGCCGTCTAAGCCTAATTTGCTCATGTTTGAGAGGTGAACTCGCCTTACAGCCTTGTCTAAATCCCATCCATATGTGGCGCAGTATCCGTTAATTACATAACTAAGATCAGCAAGCTCTTTCAGCATATTTTCAGGATCTGTTCCCTTACTGCTTTCTTCGGCAAGCTCATCAAACTCTTCCTGTAAAAAGCTAAAACGTAGGTTTTCTAAATCAATATCTGCATACCATTCTTGATCCAGAGGTTGCTCCATACGCTTTGCAAACTCACGCACCATTTGGAGAGGTGTTTGGTAGTGATTATCCCAATCCTTGGGCATATCATGTAGTCCGGCTTGGGAGGGTGGTTCTTGCATATCTGCGAATGCGTCAATGTCTTCTTTTGTTATCATTAATTATTTCTTTCTTGGGATAATATACTAGGACAAATGATTGGCAGGTTGGGCAGCTAAGATTGCTTTCAATCAGGTAATCGGATTCTTCTTCGCAATCGTGATCACCGCCCCAGATCAGTTCAGATCTGCAATGCCAACATTTCATTTTTCAGATTCTAATTCAGATATTAATCTGTCTAAATACCAGCGGCATTTCTTCAGATCCTCGACGCCATTTTTGTAAGGCCAGCGCCAGAGATACTTAAAGATATTCTGCCAACAGTACGCCTTATGAGAGTCTATATCGCAGCCATCAGCCATAGCTTTCATAGCGTCTATACACTCAATAGTTTGGTTATAATGCGCTGGGCTGTTGACCATATCTCGTTCAACTGCAGCTTGAGTTTCACCATAATCAAATGGTCTAATTAGTTCTTCAGTGTTAGTTTTTTTCATTTAATGTAACTTCTTTTTAAATTGTAAAATGTTGGATTTAATTTTCTCAGCAGCTTCTTTTTTTATGGCTTCTACGAGTTCAGGATCTGGCTCTAGGATTACACTGTCTAGCTCATCCTCTGGATCGCCAAGCTTCCGCATATTGGAGCCGATAAAATGGGTCATATCGAAGCCGACATGGAGGTGAGCTACTAGTCCTAGCATTACATCCTGAAAGTACTGAATTTCTTCTTCAGGAAAGTCTGGAGCTAGTTCTGCGTCTATCTCAACGTCAAATGGATCTTCACCAGCGCGAGGATAAATTGTTAGATAAAATGCATTCGTAGATGCTTTTTTGGACATGGAGTTATTTCCGTTTGGTTAGTTTAAAAAAATGCTCTGCATCAACAACTGCCAGAGGCCGCTGCCTATCAGCTTTAATAATTGCTAGTGGAGTTGACCCTTTTGGGCAGTTCTCTGTAGCCTGATCCATCACTTTGTAGATTGCGAAGGACTTGTTTGATTTGCACTCAACGGAATAGGGAAATAGCTTTCTAGCGGCTGGACTGAATAAAATGTCCTCTCCGTTAGCCCCCATGCTTGTAGAGCGTATGTCTCCGTCAGTGAGTGATTTGAATGAGGAATAGAGTTTATCCCTCACCCACTGTTGTAATTTCCTACCTTTAGCCTTTGCAGACTGAGGTCTTATAGCCATTTAGGAAGCTCCAATATGGAGTACTCCCCCCAACCTGTTCCGTAATCCTCTGCCTTCTCTGCAGAAGCTATTATAGACAAGGTTTTATGCATTCGCTGAGTTGCATTTTCTAAAAGCTCTGGCCCTACAATATGCATATGCGAAATATAGGGTGCAGACTTTTCACAACTAATGAAGGCGAATTCTACTGGCGCTGGATCTAAGTCTTCAACAAGAGAGCAAACGTACAAATAGAACGCTGCCTGGATATCATATGCATATTTTTGGCACTCTCTAGCGAAGCCAGAAGGTGAACTATCAATTGTTGACTTCAGATCGTATACTGTACCTTTAGACATTGAATCGGGCTTGGTTTTCAACATTAGACCTGTTCGAGGACATTCTGCAAAGATAGCTACCTCATTTAAGCGGTCTGGATGTTCTAATGCAGCCCTAGAAGCTGGATCATTCATCGTTCCTTCAGCCATACGTTTGGCTACATGATACTCCACTTCAGTAACGAGGATTTGATCTTCCTGAAGATTGTCTTCCATCTCCTTGAAAGCCTTAGAACTTCTTGTCTTTGGACCTTTAATAACCAAGTCTCTTTCAGGCTCTAAACAATTTGCATGATAGGCAGATCCTAAAGCAAATGCAGAGGTCTGACTTCTCTTTGCACCCTTCCAGTGCGCTAGGCTTTTCTTATAAACAGTTTTTACGGTGGTAGAGGATATACCACTCTGAGAGTGATATACCTCATTACTCATGCCTTTAATGATACCCATTTATGCAGCCTGAAAGTCGGCTTCCAGAGTATCGACTGCGTCCATGATTTCATCTTGCATGGCTTCGTCGGCGGCTTGCATAGAGGATTGCTTATAGCTCTCTTCGATGCGTTTGTTTTCCCCAGTAATTAACCCAGTGACATGCGCTAATGAGTCATACGTCATCTGGTCCATTGGGAGGGGAGAACCAAATTGGGGGGAGAAATGCATGACATAGTAGGTAGCACCCTTCGGAGACTTCATCTTGTCAGCTTTCAAGATAGAGTCAAAATCCCAAAGATTCATGCCACTGGGCATTCGGTTAAGGACATCGTGATAAAACGGCCCATAATTTTTACGCTTTAAAGATAAGATACAAGGTTGGTTTTCTATAGTAACCTCTTTGCCTTGCGCGGTCTTACCAGTATACGAAACTAGACCTCTAATGATCCTATAGCGATCACGGCCTTCGTATTCTTTGCGCTCTTGTTCAGACATTTGTACAGATTGCTCATAAGTAGGCATTCCGCACATTAATCCACCTAACTGATCCCTTGCCTCTTCACGATTGTTTTTAACAAGCAGAGACTTATTGATCAGTTTATTATCGCCCCAATGTTGATATTGGATATGGTTTGAGAAGGCTCTTAATTTTACACCATCTTTTGCATAAACTCTATCTTCTTGAGTGTTAAGAAAGAATGCTCCTAGAGGAATTTGATCTCCGTTGGCATCTTCTCCAAAACTATTAATTTTAAGAGTCGGAATAGTAGGACTCTTCTCTGTATTGCTCGACGCAGCGCCCAAGGCTGCAGAAATATCATCTAATGTTAAGCCATCTTCTTTTATTACTAAGTCTGTCATAAACAGTTCCTTTTTGGTTAGATGTACATCATAACATTAACTATTGTTTTCGTCAACAATATTCGTCTTGTTCTAGCCAATTATTTCCACCGCTGATTTCAATGTCGAGGGGAACAGCCAGCGAGTATCCAAAGCGTTCTTCTGCTTCTTCCCCCACCTTAGTCATAGCCTCTGTAAGAATATCTTTAACCTTTTGTAATTCCTCAGAAAAACAGTCTACTACGATTGAGTCATGTACAGTTAAAATAAGCTTAGATTTAAGCTTTGCTGCCTTGAATAATCTGAAGGCTCTGATGCAAGCAAGCTGTACTAAATCGGCTGAAAATCCTTGGACAGGATAGTTGAGAATCTGGGTTGCATTTGATACCCGATTATTCCTAGTTCTCACCACATTAGGCCAGAAATATTGCCTTCCAGATGGCGTCTGTACAATCCCATTCTTGAGAGTTCCGGTCATTAACTGGTCATGCCAAGAGTGAATGCCTTCGTATATGTCATAGAAACCATCTAGGTATGCGGCTATATGTGGTGGGTGACCAAATGAAGTACCGCCAAAAAGAGGCAAAAAGCTGAATGGTTTACCAGAGACTTGGCGTTCTAGTTTGGTGACTTCGTTGGGCGGTTTTTGCAGAACAATACTAGCTGTTTGTCTGTGAATATCTTTACCGCTAAGAATATCAGCTATCCCCTGACCATCTCTGGAAAGTTCGCAAGCCGTTCTGAATTCTAATCCGACGTAATCCGCTTCTACGATCAGATGCGAATTTCCAAACCGACTGACAATAGCTTTTCGTACAGGAAAGCCTCGCTTCGGCTGGTTTTGAAGATTCGGAGACATGCCCCCACCAGATGAAAGTCTTCCTGTAGCTGCCACCGTCTGATTAAAGTTAGGATGCAAGATGCCATTCTCTCTTGTACCGCGCTGAATGCCAGCGACAAACGAGTCGAGGTATGTTGAAATAGCATTTAGTCGAGAGATCTTTGTTAAGAACTCCACCGCAATATCTTTACCCTTGCCTTGTGCTTGAAGGATCAGAGACTTAATAGTTTCTTTGTCTGTCTTAAAACCATTTACTGAGGCGTAGAATGGTGACTTAGGAACCATCATCAGGCCAGCGGTTTCCCCAGTTGGCTGATACAAAGCCCCTGCCCCATCACAAGTCTTACATTTTGTTCTATTTTTGTAAGGATCTCCCTGAACACGATATTTCTTACCCAACTTGATCTTAGTCTTAGTTTTGAACTTTTGGATAGAACCAACACCATTACAGTCAGGGCAGCATACCGCATGAGTTTTCTCAACGATTGTAGTAGTTGCTCTTACAGCCTCAGAAAACTGTTTGGCAGTCATTCTAGGTGGTCTAAGGCTCTTCCCAGCCTCATTAGTACCAATATTGAATGTTCTAATATGATCATCTCTATTTTTTACTTGGCGGCTGTAGACCACTTTGGTCATGTGCGCTCCAGACTGTAGATTTATCGGAGTATCGCCCATTACTTGTTCAACTATCTCTGTGAGGCGCTCTGTAAGCTCATTCTTTTCGGCTAAAAACTGCTGTTTCACCTCTTCCAAGGCTTTTTGATCAATTTTTACTCCATTCATCTCAATTTCACAAAGAAACAGAAGCATTTCGTTCATAAAATCTAAAACTTTTAACAGTGAGGCGTTATCTTCTTTAGCAAAATCTTTTTGTTGAGCTAAATAGATCTCCCCACATGTCTTAACGTCTGCAATTCCATATTCTATTACATCGTCCAGGGGCATGGATTCAAAGCCAACACCTTTTTTGAATAAATCATCTACTAAATCAGATTTTTTAAAGCTTTTAGTCTTTCTGCGCTGGGCTGTATGCTTTAGACTCATCTCTCGCCTTCTGCCTTTCGATAAAACGTATTCACCAATCAGAGTACAATAGATTTTAGGCGGTAGCTCAAAGCCCATTTCCATTAGCCACTCGCAATCAAACTTTGCATTGTGAAATACTAGTACGTCAGCTTCAGATAAATGAGCTTTAAACCTTTCAGTACTATCAGGCTGATCACACTCATCGTGATACCAAGTATCGATATGAACTTCATCTACTGTCTCTTCGCCTAGCCAGCCATACTGAGCCATCACACATTTATTAGAGGGGTTCTTGGGTGAACCATCGATTCTACCGTCCTCTCGAAAGTCAACGGTAGTCTCTAAATCCCCGATTAGGATCTTCAAAAGTCAGGTTCTCCCTTCGCGTCAAAAACAGGAGTTCTGAATTTGTATTCCCTTTTTATAGTAGGCATACTGTGATCAACTGGTTTTAGTACGCCAAGCTCTTTAAGAACCAGTTCTAGGAATGGTGGTAAGGTATCATCCATCAGACAATCCTTTCGGCGCGTAAACTTCTCCATTATAACCAGATCCGGTAGCGTCCTTGCCATCTTCGACTCCGAAGTTGCACATGGTCAGTACAAAGAAACTAAGTACAATCCACAAGAGTGTCAGCTTGCACCATTTTATGAAAGCTATGTAAGTTTCTTCTGTTTGCTTTTGTATCTCTTCTCTAGTTTCCATCTCCATCCCTCCAAACTGTCCAAAGGATGGCAAGGCACAGAACTATTATTATAATATCATACCACATATCGGTTCAGCCCCACTTCAAGGTTGCACTGAATAGTTGTATGCCTTCCGCTGATCTTATTTTTCATTATGGTAATCCAGCGAGTAGGATCATCAGGGTTCTCTGGGTCTACCCTTTTTCCTAGCCCCACCAATAAATCGCTCTCTGACTGCTTTCCGACACGACTTCCTTCAAGCATGGACATGCTGAGTACTGTGCGTCCTTCAGCTTCGGCACTAGCTTGAGACATAGCTATAACGGCACAGTTATGCTTCTTAGCAAGCTCTCTTAGTCGGTAGTACAAAGCTCTAAGACGTTCATGTCCTGAATTAAACTTGTCCGTTAACTCAACTTTGTCAGCCATATCACAAACAACTACATCGAACTTCTCTTTAGCTATGTAGGCGTCAAGAACATGAATATCCCAACCTTGGGCATCCCTGAATATCATTCGGTCTTTAATGCCAGAGAACTTTGCTATCGCATCAGATGGTTTAAATCTAACTTCATCTTCGGTCATACCAGTATAACACTGGATCGCTCTAAGCTTTACTCTGCGTCCAAATTCTTCGTTAGCAACATAACCAACTTTAGCTCCTTGTTGGCAGAAGCCGCCTAGTCCAGCACATAAGCTAACAGCAAAGGCTGTTTTACCTACATTAGAGTAAGCAGCAACAACCATGAACTCTCCTCTACCAATGCCGTAGACTTCTCTAGACAAAGTTTCGATATTGAACTTAAAGCGGTTTTCATCTGAGGTTGTGGCTAGTAGTTCATAGATATCGTCAGTGACAGCATCACCAAAGATATCATCTGGAAGGTAACCCTTAGATACCCTCTCCAGAAGCTGGGTGAGCTTATCCATTGCACTGGTATCACCCTCATTCATCTGAACTCCCAGTTTAGCTACATCGTTACCGATCTCTTGCTGCCACAAGCTATTGATTACAGAGGCGCTGATATCGCCATCTATGTCAGGGGCAAAGGTGATATGGTTGATTTGTTCCTGAACTTGCTCCGATTGAGCTTCTGTCCAAGTAGGATGATTAGATTTCCAATAAGAAAATAAATCTGCACTAGTAATGTCTTTTTTAAATTTATCGTGCATCTGAGCGATGCAGCCATATATTTCAGCTAGTATATCAGAAAATAATTCAGGTCTAAGCTTTGTTCTATTGCTCTCAAAGAATTCGTTGCTTAAACAGTTTTTTAATAAAGATTGCTCCAAGTAGTCAGTCCTTTAGTTGGTTTTAAACATTTGCTATTTTTTAGCTATTGTTTTTCATACCACACAAAAGAACAAAAAAAAAGCCCCAATCGAAATTGAGGCAGTTTAAATTAATTGGTAGTTATCTAGTTAACTGGTTTATTTTGCCTGAACGCCATATTTTTAATATCGGGTTTTTGATTTCCCCGACGTTCTTTAATGTCTAAGGCAGTATATGTGACACCTTTATTTGTATCTTTTATATCTTCTAATATGCCGTTTAATCTTTGTTCTAGCTTCGCTGCGGCTGTAAAATCAGGTAAGTCTAGATCTACTAACATTATTGCTCTTAATTGCATTTGATATTCCTATAGTTTTACGTCGGTATTATCAACTTCGACGAATTATTTGTTTGTCCACATATGTCAGGTATGTGTCTATGTTTAAGGCTAATTTGTGAT